TAGTATCTACAGCACTTTCAATTTGCCTTCGTGTTAAATCCTCATCAGTAGCATGTAATAGCTGAGTAGTAGAACCCGCTACATCGGCGTGAGTTATGTCGTCCCCTCTAGTATAGGTTGAGGTGCCCCCTCCATTGTCATCAATTACAGCACTATCTTGGTTAAGTAGTACTGTTCTTTTAGGTAGTACTACAGCAATAGTGTAGGTATAACCACCTGCAAAATCTGAAGAAATTGCCCTATCAATAGTAATAGCTGAAGTGGTGCAAGAGTTAACCCTTCCACTAAAAGCTATATTAAAATCTGCCTCGTCTTGAATATTAACTACATCTCCAGGAGACAGAAACGCGGCATTTACAGAGGTTGAAAAATTAATTATCTCAGTTTGGTTCAGTGCTGTCCATAGCTTCCACCGACCATACCTTATTGCCTGTCCTTCTGAAGTACATCCAAATGCTACAGCTTTTTCACTTTTTATTGTCCTCGTTCTAATCTGGTTTTCTCGATCTTCTACAATAATAGGCTCTAATTTATAGTCTGCCTCTGGATTTGACCACTCAACTACTATTTGATTTACACGAGTTTTAGCGCCGGTAGTCTCATAGTTGAAAGAGCCATCTATTACATTAGCTCTAGAAAAAGTGTAAACAGGTTCTGTTTTCTGGTCAATTACAGGTCTAAAAGTGGCGTCAGTCCAGTATAGAATACCTCTAAATATGGTAGCCATATCCTTCAGTACTTTATAGGAATCTGTAGCTTTTGTAAGGTATATATTTGCTCTGAAACGAGGTTCCACCCCTCCTTTTCCATCAGGTACTAATTCATCACAATACTTTGAGATTTTATATAAAGAATACTTATCTATATCTTGAGCCTTTAAAAAATCCCCTAAGCCATACCTATTATTAGTTAATATATCATAAAATACCCAGGCAGGATTGTCTGTATATATTAAGTCGTCACGGAAGCTCCCGTCCCACAACTGAGCTACACTAGTGATTGCCCCCGCAGCGTTACGGGTATACGTAGCAATAGTTCCATCCCCTTGCTCTCTTGTTACATAATTAGAAGGAACTTTCACTTTCATCCCTTGACATAAATAAGTACGAGTAGGTGCACTATCAAAAGATTTTGAACTAAAACTTACATTAGCCATTGCGGTATGTGGATATGATAACTTTTCCTTTATTATACCTACTACACTAGAAATGGTACTAGTATATACCCCCTTATGTCGGGGTTCCCATGTTTGTAAGTCAGGGCCTATTGCAGACCCGAGGTTATCGTGTTTAGATAATCTAGTTAATCTTATTTTGAATCCCTTGAAAGGCTGATACTTCTCTAAACTTAATCTCATTTCAAATTGTACGGCACTTTTGTGGAAACCCTTATGAACCCATACCCGTACTCCTGTTGGCCCATAAGGATACCCTCTATTCCCAGGTCCCCCTATAATTTCATAGTTATCCCCTGCACCATAGTCTACACTCAATTCTAGTTTATAGGCTACGCCAGCGGGGTACTCCCTACCGCTGCTATCACTAACCATATATAGTCCATTCGGATAGTTTATTAAAAACTTTACTTCATCAATCTCTGAGGCCTGAGCACCTGAAGCAGTAACTATTCTGGGTGCATTGTAATCTAAGGCACTATCCGAAACAGTTAACGCTACAGAAGTAGTTCCCACCCCCTCTATTGTGGGCATAGGAGCTTGATCTATAGTGCCTGTGTTAAAACTCCACCCTGAATTTTTATATTTCTCTTCTACATGTGCTCTTTGTGCTCCGGTTGCGTCATCATCGAGTATTGCTGCAGTGATGCCAAAGCTAAGCTTAGCAGTATCCCCAGCGTACGGCTTAGCAAGAGTAATAGTGTTACCCTCAATAGATGTTATCTCTAGAAATACTCCTGCCTCTAGAGTATGTACTACACCACTTGCTCTATCTGCATCGGACATTAGTAGCTTCCAACCAAGTTGACCTCCCCAAGTAAGGGTTGCAGTTTGGTTAGTCACATTAACATTACTAAGTCCTCCTCGTAAATTATGGCCACTTCTAGATAATTTAAGATTAACAAATAATGCATCATCATGTGGAGCAGTTATAATAGCAGCCCCGTTGTTGGCTCCAGAAGTATCATGTGCCCACGCAGCCGCCATGAAGTTCCCCGCAGTTCTTGTAAGAACAACATTACCTCCTATTGCTATTCGTTTTACTTGCCCAGCTGTATTATCATGAACATTCCCCGTATAAACCATGGTACTTGCAGGGGGTGATATATCAGACATAGTAACAGAAGTACTATAAACTCCATATACCATGAGATATTTTGTGCCTTCATTCCCTACAGAAGCTTGAAAAGTATGAATCCCGGGGTCTACTATTGCCTCATCGCTACCATTAGTAAAAGTTGCCTTAACACCACTATGAGGTTTTGAAGCTGTATGTTCTGTAGCCTGAAGAGCATCGTTATCTAAAAATATACCCGCACCCCCTCCTACAAGACCCTCAATAGGCCCTTCGGAGATCATATCAGAAATTAGTATAGTTTGCTCTGTACTCTTACGAATAGCAGTAGCTAAGCCGTCGTTACTTGAAGAGTAGCGACGTCTATCGAGTGCATTTATAGATTGTTGGGGCATTGTATAATTCCTTTACCGAGCTATAATCCTGAGCGTACGGTCGGGCCGAGGCTATTTCCAAATTGATCAATTCCGAAACCGAAAATACTTGAATTTACTCCTGAAATTTCGAAACTTATAGGCTGTCCAGGTACTCTTAACTCTCCATACAGTACAGGTACGGGGTCTCCTTGTATTGTATTCTGTTCAGCCCCATTAAATAAATAGGACGATTCTTGGTCTCCATCAGTGGCGGGATCAGGAGCCATCATTTGATTTATTCCAGCCATAGCTAAATTTATGGCCATCATGTATAAACCCGATTGAATCATTCCTACTGTAGCGGCTGACCAACCTAAACCGCCCCCTACGTAGGTTACTCCGGATATTCCAGCCATCGAACCCGCAGGAACCGCAGTGGCGCCCGCTGTTCCAAATAGGTAAGGAGCATAAATAGCTATTACTACCAGGGCTATTGCTGCGAGTATCTTTGCGGCAGCAGATTTGGAGCCTGCGGGAATAGGAGTAATTGTAATATCTCCTTCCTTAAGGGTCATAAGCATTTCCACTTCATAGTCTAATTTATTATTAGCTACATCTATTTCAAACCCTATATCATCATTATGACAGTCTATGAGATATTTTTTGAGCCCAGAAAAATTGGCATCTAAACACTTTATAGCGTCCTGGACTGTAGGGGCATTAAAATAAAAATGTGTTCCGAATTTCTCACCCATTTCCCCTTCTAAATATACATTACGCATCATAACGGTAAGCTCCTACTAAATATTTATGCCATAGAGGATATAAATTCTCTCTACAAGACAGCCTTTCATTTGCGTGGTGGTAAAAGCAGTCATTGCCTATATACACCCCACAGTGATTATTTGTGTTTGCTAAAACTTTAAAAATTAGTACATCATTCGCTTGTATTTCAGATAGCTCTACAGGACTATGATTCCACTCAGAAATCAATTCATCATTGAAATAATCTAATCCCTTTTCCCACCAGTCATCTTCGAACATTGCTCTTTTCGGGATAACTATATTTTTACTAATTAGATAATCCCTAGTAGCCTCAAAACAATCTGTTACTCCAAATTCATACTCTCTTCCATATAGATTAGTAGTATTAATTTCAGGCTGTAATATATGTAACTCCATATCAGGGTAGCTAAAAATATAATAAGGAATCCCTAAAGTATTACAATATTTTATATCTACTTCACTAGGCTCTGGACTTGCATCAGGGTGGCTATGTACTATTGCTATTATATCTGATGTTCTCTTTATTTTTAGAAACTCGGTGGAGTCAAGTATAAAGTCTTCTTCATTTTTTGCTAAATTTGTACAAGGATTCCACACCCTCTTACCTTTAACAACGGAAAGAATACCACAACCTTCCCTAGGGTATTCTTTTTCAAAGTGTTTTGTAATATCTTCTAAATACTCCATTAACGGAACTTCCTAGTTCCGGGGAAAGCTCCAAAAGGTAAGGGGATATTTGTATCTACTACAGGAGAGATTATCGCATCAGCACCATAAGCCCCAGTGTCGGCGACCCTGTTCATAAGTGGCAATCCTTGGTATCTAATTTTACAAGATTTGAGCAACTTACCACAAGTATCTCCTCTAGTCCATGCACTTTCATTTGTACCAGGGGTTACACCCGTACTTGCTCGAACGGCTCTCCATATAGTATTAGCATATTTAACATATGAGTTCTTCCTAGAGTCTGCAGCATCTACTGTAGAGGGGGTAGAAGCACTATATACTGTATAAGTTCTTACTACCTGCCATTGAAATGCAGTTTCAGTAGGTAGAACACCTGTAACATCTTTCTCACACCTCCAAAATAAACCTGCGCTGGATACGAAAGCCTTACCTCTTATATATGGAGTACTTGCACTATAAGGGCCTTTCCAAAAATCATTGTAGTTAGTCCCAGTAAGATAACTAGCTAGTATTAAAGGCTCATCGTCTCCTGTGAAGTAAAAACTATAAAGATAGTGCTCTTTATCCTCAATTTGTTCATGAGTTTTCCATGTACAAGCACTTTTACCAGGATCAGTTTGTCCTCCTTGATAAATCCAAGGACAATACTTTCCAATAACTTGGCGTCTTGGTATCCTAACCCCCCCTAAGTCCATTGGGGAAGCTAACTCTACCTCTATAAAAATACTGCTTTTATTTGATATTCTATCAATTATAAAAAGCTCTTTTCCAAAATCATAGCCTGTTACTGGGTTGTCATTCTCGTCAAGACCCGTATACTTTTCCAAGGTCTTTCTTCGAGTAACCCTCGCGCCTATTAAGTCTTCCATAACGAAATTATTTGTAGTTATCGGAATATTATCAATTTCAGCATCCCAAGTGCCATCATCCATTTCAGTTTTAAAAATTGAGTTATTTTTAATAATAGACTCTACGTTTGCAAAGGTTAACTTAGGACGAGGTTGTGCGCCCTCAGCCGTCTTTTC